ATGGCAAAAATAGAGAATTTAGATGAGATTGTTCGGTTTTGCGAACATAAAAAGCAAACAGGCGACATTCAAACATTATCTAAAATGTTTGGTTACACAACAGACGCGATAAGAATGAGGCTTACAAGGAAAGATAAAGGTACCTACGAAGCCTTATACAAAGTTATAGAGACAAGAGAAAATTTAATACAGGAATTTCAAAATAAAAAATTATGATAACTATTACTTACCACCACTCTTTAGTAGAGAGGTATTGCATAAAAAAATATTGGTTCACTCTTTTTGGAAAAAGGCTCTTTGTTCTAAGAGGTCGAATTGCCACAAGAGAAGAAGCACTTAGGTCTTTAAACTATTTTTAAAATTACTTTAAAATGAATATCCAAGAAATCTCCAAGAGTTTGGTTGTGGAAGGCGTTTATGAGCTTTCTGATACTCCACAACACAATGCAATACGCCAAGCAATGGATTCTGCATATCTACAAACAAAGCGTTCAATATTCCTCGGAAATCTCGGGCTGAAATCTCCGAGTGAGCTGTGGAACGGAAATGAAATACATCCAAGGGTTTTGGAGCGAGCAAAGGTAGTTTTTCAGACTCATATTGCAGGTCGAGGGAAGTCGCAAGTTCAAGTCCGTAAAGCCATCCAAGATGCAATAAAAGCGTGTCAATTCTCTCCCTGTTAAGTTTTTTATTAGTGTCTTCCTTGTAAGACACCAAAAGGTTTACATGCCATACTTTCATATCACTATAATTTTTTGATTAGACACCACAAATTTAGTGATTTATCCCGAGCCAGTAAGACTGGTTAAGCGGAGCGAAACCGCCTCGGGAGCTAAGTGATAAAATAATTAAAATGAGCAAGACATACGAATATTACAAAAATATCCTAAGCATACCAGCCAGCCTGTTGTATGAGGATTGGGGTGTAATGTCGTATGATGTATATAAGAAAAAATGCCAAAAAAAGGTATTAGTAAGGAGTAGAGATGGAAAAGGAGAAGGCAACTACGCTCTATTAAGTTATCACGATTTACCCGAAGAAATAAAAACGATGTGCAAAGAAAAATTAGGGGATTACAACAAGGTAGTACAAAGAAATGATTTAGAGCCTTACATTGTCCCCGATGCAGCCGCTATTCGTTTTTTCTCTAAACATAGAAACCCCGACGGGCGAAAACTATCGGATAAAAAGCAAATAGAAAGAGCCACTAATTGCTGTATACTCAATGCTATAACAGCTATTTTGGAGCAAAAAAATTATGCAGTAAAGAACAATAAGCAAAAGACCAAAATATGGGACAATGTATCCGATGCGGTAAATAGCTTAGATACAGAGAAATGGAAGCATAATTTGCCGACTACTACAAAAAACCTAAAAATCCGATACAAACGCTATATCAAAGAGGGCTTTTCGTCTTTCATACATAAAGGCGAGGGCAACCAAAACACAGCGATAATAAAAGGCGATATTGCCGATTGGATTTTAGCGGTTTACGCTTTACCTATAAAATACACCATTCCCGAACTCATTGCCAAATACAACGAAATTAGAGAGGAAAACGGCTGGGGCACTATTTCAGAATCTGCCGTTAATAGGTTTTTAAATAAGCCCGAAAATATCCGTGTTTGGACTATCGGACGAAACGGTAAAGAAGCCTACGACCGCAAGTTTAAGCATACATTGAAAAGAGATAAGCGCCGTTGGTTTCCGAATTGCTACTGGGCAATTGATGGGACTAAACTGGACTTACTCTATCTAAATACCGAGACCAACAAGCTGGAGGCTTACAAGCGTGTGAATATTCTGTTTGATGTGTACTCGGAAAAGATTATCGGCTGGAGTTTCTCTGAAACCGAAAATATAACAGACCATTTCCGAGCGGTAAAAATGGCGGTACAAACGGCGGGCGTAAGACCTTACCTATTCACTTACGACCAGCAAGCGGGGCATAAATCCCAAAAGATGCAGGAGATTTATTCGGAGTTAGTGGCGAAAGATGGAGGAACTCACTATCCACACCAAGCAAGACGACACAGCTCGCCTGCTGAGGGAATTATTAGGAGACTTCAACAGCAATGCGTTACAAAACTCTACAATAGCGACGGTTTGGGCGTGAAAACCAAAAGCGACCAAAGCCGAATGAATGCAGATTTCATCACGGCAAACATTGACAAAATGCCAACCAAAGAGCAAGTGGAGGCACAATGGAAATTCATAGTAAAACAATGGAATAATAGCGAACACTTCGACAAAAAAGATAAAACCCGAAATGAGGTATTTGCAGAGGAAATGCTAGTAAGTGAGCCATTAGATTTAATGGAGATTATGAGAATGATGTGGGTGGAAGAAAAGAAAAAACTAATCACTTATAGAGCTCACGGGATAGAGGTGGTCGTGGATAAAAAAGCATATACATACGAGGTGTACGACCACAACGGCGATATAGACCTTGAATTTAGAAGAAAGTATGTGGGCGATAAATTCATCGTTCGTTATGACCCAGACGCAATGGATGCTCACATTCAACTAGTCAAAGTGAACCAAAACGGGGAAAAATATTTTGTGGCATACGCGGAACCGAAACGAAGTTTTGAGGTTGTACCAAAACTAATGCCCGACGGCGAAAAAGAACAAGCCCAAAAGGATATGCAAGTGGCAGAACTGGAGTATCAAAGAGATTTACAACTACTCCGTGATTTAGAAAAGAAAACGGGTATTAGCACCGAACGCCTTATCGCCGAGCAAGAAATGGCGGTTAAAACGCAAAATATTAACAGTAAAAAATTAAACATCAAAGCCGATAGAGGCGAAAGCCTTTTACACCAACTCTAAAAACAAAAAAATGATAACAGAAGCACAAAAAACAACGATTGCAACGGAGCTATTTAAACTGGCAGGAAACGGTAAGAGAAAGACCGAACAATTCAAATTCTCCCAAGTAGAGCTAGCTGTGAAACTAGGCATTTCAAACGGAACCGTAAGCAATATGATTGCTGGCAAATGGCAGAACATCGCCGATAGTATGTGGCGAAAAGTGCAGGCGACTTTGAAGATTGACCTCAATTGGAATACTGCGGAGACTTCTAATTTTAGACTGCTCACGGAACTTCTAAAAAAAGCCCAAGAAACGCAATTAACCGCTGCAATAAGTTACGATGCAGGAATAGGAAAAAGCGAAGCATACAAAGCGTATGAACGCAACAACGACAATGTAATTTATGTGGAATGTAAAAACTACTGGCAAACAAAGTCTTATATAAAAGCCCTTTTGAATGCCTGCGGTATCAAAGCGGAAGGCACTAAAGAAGAAATGATAGAGGCTTTCATTTCGCATGTGATGACTTTAGAAAACCCACTCATAATAATAGACCAAATGGATAAACTAAAAGAGGGAGCATTTGACCTCTTCATGGATTTATACAACGACTTATTTCGTTGTTGTGGGTTCATTATTTCGGGCGTTCCAGCTTTGGAAAAGAGAATCATAAGAGGGGCGAAAATTGACAAAATAGGCTACAAAGAGGTACTCTCTCGCCTTGGAGGTACTTTTATCAAACTGAACCCAACGAGCCTTGAAGATGTAATAACAGTATGTGAGGCTAATGGATTAAACGATAGAGAGGAAGCCGAAATGATATATCATTTATCAAACGGCGATTTGAGAATAGTAAAACAAAAGGTGAAAAAACACTTATTACTTAATCAAGCAGCATAATGAACGAAGAAAACAAAATAAAAGTACCGCCTGCTTTTTCTTATAAAGATATAGCCAAACGCAAATTTAACACGATGAAATTCGAGGGCGATTGGCTAGAATTAATAGGCGAACCCGAAATTTCGGGGTGTTGGATTATTTGGGGGCTTTCGGGCAACGGAAAAACACGCTTTGCCCTGCAGTTAGCCAAATATCTAACGAAATTTCAAAAGGTATTTTACAATACCTTAGAGGAGGGAATGAAACTCTCTTTTAGAAAGGCTTTAGAGGCAAATAATATGCAATCCGTGGGGAGTAGGTTTAGTTTTTACTCCGATGATTTGGAGCAATTAAAAGCAAGACTTAGAAAAGAGAGAAGTCCGAATATCATCTTTATAGACAGTTTGCAATATCTCTCTGCCAGTAGAGAGGATTTAAAAGCCCTTTTAAATGAGTTTAAAAACAAGCTATTTATCTTCATCAGCCACGCCCAAGGTTCACAGCCAAAAGGCGAAGTAGCCGACGAAATACGCTATCATTCGGATGTAAAAATACGAGTGCATAAGTTTCTCGCCTCCCCAGCAGAAACCACCCGATACGGTGGAAACAAGCCAATGATTATTTGGGAAGAAGGTTATCGAAAAGAAAATGTAATACTAAACTAAACACAAAATGAAAGCATATAACACTTATATCCACATCCTAAGCCTAGATAGTATTTTTAGGCTACTCACATGGCAAGAGAGACTTCTGTTGCATTATGGCATATCCAAAAGAAAGGAAGTAAAATTCACTCCGAAATTACAGGTCATAAGTGATTGGATAGCCCACGCTAGATGGGAGGCTCCCGTGATGAAGTACGGACAAGACCGCCTCCTTTATTTTGAAAACGAAAACGGTAATCTACAAATGATAGACACCTATATAAAAAATCATAGTTACATCATAGACCAAATAAACGATTTACTAGATGAAGACCTTTAATAATTTCCAATTTGATTTTAGGAAATATCAGCAGAAGCAAGACGCTAAAATGGCTTTAAGAAAAGCCAAAGAGTTAGAAGAACAACGTAAAAAACAGAACAAATGCGAGAAAGTATAGCAAATGAGTTTTTCCCCCCGACGGAGGAAGAACTAAAAGAAATCATCGCCGAGCTTAAACGCAGGCTAGAAGATGAAAGCTACGAAGAGGAGTGGGTTAAAATCCACGAGGAACTCCTTTTTAGACAAAGGCAACTAAAAGAAACAATAAAAAATAACGAGATATGAAAGAAAAATTTGCAATTCTACACGATACTGAAAAGCACGGACAAATCCTCATAACAAAGGAATATGATTTAAAAGACAATTTCTATAAGATAACCTATCAATTTGAATTAGAAGGGGTCATGCCAGTATTTAGACTTAATATAAAATCAAGAAAAAAAGCTAATAAGGTATTCAAAGAATTAGAAAATAAAGAAACGGCTATAAGTGAAATAGATAAAATAATAATAGCAATACAATGAGTAAAGAGCAAAACAAAAATAAAGTACCGCTAGCCTCACACAAGACTGTAATAAGGCTAGACCGAAACTTCCATATCTATGTACACGGCGACCGTAAAAAGATAGAGCAAGGAAAAGACGAAAAAGGCAAATACTATAAAATTTACTTTAAAGAGGAAAGCTAATCATTAACCCTAAATATTTAAAACAATGAAAGACCTATCACAACTAACAGCGGAGGAACTCCAAGCGGAGCTAGATCGCAGAAACCAAGAAAAAGCAGAAGACAGAAAGGTTTACAAAGAGATAGTAAGCCAAGAACTCGTCCAAATAATAGAACCTTTGAGAGTAGCGGAAAAGCATCTTAGGGAAGTGAAACTATATGTGTTTGAAAGTCTAAAAAACCTATTAGACCTCAAATCTAAGGCTTACGATGTGAAAAGCACACAGCAGAGCCATACTTTCAGCGATGACAAGGGGAACACCATTACTTACGGCTTTAGGATAATTGACGGTTGGGACGACACCGTAACGGCAGGAATAGACAAAGTAAGGGAGTTTATTTCCTCTCTTGCAAAAGACGAAGCCACAGGAAAGCTCGTTCACGCCGTGAATCAACTATTAAAAAAAGATGCGAAAGGCAATCTAAAAGCATCAAGAGTTTTAGAACTTACTAAACTAGCCGAAGAATTTAATGACCCGAATTTTACCGATGCCGTTAATATTATAAGGCAGTCGTACAAGCCACAACGCTCGGCGTTCTTTATTGACGCCAGCTATACCGATGCCCAAGGCAAAAAGGTGAATATACCACTGTCCATATCGGCGGTGGACTTCCCCGAGGGGACGGATATAGAGGCATTGTTTCCAGTACATGAGGACTATAACCAAAAAACAAATAAAAATGAGCTATCAACCGATAAAAAATAATTACACGCCTAATAGATAATGGGAGAAAAATAAAAATGGCTAAACTTGGATTAGACGGCGATTTCAGAGAAAACAACACCGTGATATTTGACGGAAAAACCTTCTTTAGTTATGAAGGTTATAGAATTTCTGATTGGGCGAAACCTATCCTCATGGTTTATTATGAAGACGGGACAAACGAGTGTTACGAGTGTTGGTATAGAGAAATAGAGGTTTAGCCTTAATAGACACTTCACTTTCCGCACTGGCAGGCTTCGGGGTTCAAGCCCCCGAGCGGAGCAAAATTTAAAAACAAATAATATGAAGTATTTCACACACTTATCAAATTCAAATATGCCAAAAAATAGCTTGCAAAAAGAAATGTTGGCGTTTTTGGAAGACCAGTCTAACAGACTTATAGAAGACCTCGAGGACTTTAAAATTTTTCTTAGAAATAAAACAAGAAAGATAAGCGAATCTAACCGCCGCTGCAAACCAATATCCGCAAGTTTTTATCAATCCACAAAAGGCACTTGGGGGCTTTCGCTTTCGGGAAGCGACTGGTCAGTTTCTTTCTACATTTATAAAGTGAAGGAATAATGTATGAAAACAGAAAGAATAGATTTGACATTGTTAATCGAAAATAAAGTCAAAAGAAAAGCACTAAAACTAGTGATGAAATGGCTTAGTGTAAAAGGCATTAAAAAATTGGAAAAAGAAAAAATTTCAATTTCTTATGAAAAAGTTCCAAATTATTCTATATCCATATATACCATTAGATACGAGGGCGATCTGGTTTTAAGAAGATATAGCGAAGATTTAGAAGGACTTAAATATAGATTTGAAATAAATTATTAAACCAATGGCAACAATAAAGAAGCTACAAACCCTTTTCTCTAAAAAAGGTTTCACAACGGAAGAACGCCACGAAGTTATATATAATTTCACGAATGGCAGAACCTCTAGCAGTAGAGAATTAAATAGACAAGAGTTGATAGACCTCTGCAATGCCTTAGAAGGAATAAAAAAAGTAAAACGAAACTCATTAGCACCTGCCTCTCCATTTTGGAAGCAGAGGGCATACACCGCCCGAATGAACCTCTCCTAGAAATAACGGAAAAAGGTGCGAAGCCCAATCCTTTCGGGCATCTCAATAGATGGATGTTGGAACGGAGTGTTTATAAAAAACCTTTGGCGTTCCACTCCGTAGCAGAGCTGGAGGTGCTTCTTAGCCAACTTCATAAGCTGGCAGATAATAATAGAAAAGCCTCCGAAAAATTTGGCAATAAGGCTTATTGGAGAAAAGCCGATAACCTAAAAAATTTGAATTAAGATGACACGAATATATATTGTATTGGTATTTTTTCTAATGCTGTCTTATGTTTGGGGAAAGGTAACAAGGACAGAATTATTGCTATCACTCATTTTAATACAGCAGAGCTATTTTTTTTGGGAGCTAACCAAAAAGAAAGGAAAAACAAAAGCTAAAAAACGCAAATCAGAGGACGATGATAATACTTTGACTCCCTCCGAAATAATCCACAAAATAGAAATGAAATCTAACCCAACAGGTACTAATAATTGAAATGAAAATACAAGTTAAAATAGAGCAGGAAACGCTCCTACTACTCAATCGACTGATGGCTAATTTAGACCTATTTTCTAGAACTCTCCCAAATAATAAGACGGGACAGTCTATAATGATAGAGCTTCGAGATATTTTATTTAAAAAAATTGTTTCTACTTTCTCTAAAGAGGCTGAGAAACCAATTAAAATAACTCTAAGGTATCATACAACGGAGCACCTTTATTTATGGGTGAAAAATATTCAAGAGAGTACCCAACTGGGAGCCTATGAAAATAACAAGTTGGAAATTTTAAAAAATCAAATCCACCCCTCAATAATTCAATAATATGAGAGAATATATCGCTTTACACAAGAAAAGCTCCCGAAAAATTTATTTTAAGTACAGCTTTTTAGGTGTTTTAGAAGAACTAAAAATGTACGGCGAAAAATACACAGAGGAACAAGTGAAATGGGTATTACAAAGTACAAGAATGCCATTTACAGAATCTCAAATGTTGTTTTTGTGCTCTAATAAAAAGTTAGATTTCGACTATATGCCAATGCCTACAGATTTGAGTTTTGAGTTTTTCTGGAACCTCTATGGATATAAAAAAGGTAAAATAGCTACCACCCAAAAAGCGTGGAATGCATTGTCCGATGCAGACAAAATAGAGGTGCTTCTTTACATTCCAAAATTCAAAGAAACGAAAAAGATAGATAAAACGGCGATGCCGTACCCTTCAACCTTCCTCAACCAAAAATACTGGTTGGCGGATAAAATATAAATAGTTATGGTAAAAATATATAAGCGTTCATATACAGAGCCATGGTTTGTGGAAATAGGAGTGTCTATAAAAGTACCACAAACAAAAATAATAGATTTTTTAGAAAAACGAGGCTATGAAATAAAGCCTTATATCTACAGAGAGCCTGCGGAGCAAGGCTTTTTAATAGATGAACCACCCTTTGAGGAGCAAACCTTAACCGCTACCAAAAAGGGCGAAAAACAAAGCAAAGACAATTTATATTTAAAAATCTTTGAAAAAGAGTTTAAAAAGCATTTAAAAGAATTTTATTAACTAAATATTAAATTATTATGACAAATCCAATTGTGAAATTGGCAGAAACATGCCAAAAAATTTACAGAGAAAACATCATCACACGAGTTGTAAAAAAAGAGGGACTAGACCATTGTCCTACCATTACGGTAGAGATAGAACTCCCCGACGGGAGAGTTTTTAAAGCCTCCGCAGAAAACCAAAAAGCAGCAAAACAAAAAGCTGCTAAAAAAGCCTTAGAAAAATTGAGGTAAAGTAAAAACGCTTGGAACTTCCAAGCGTTTTTTTTATTTTTGGGCTTAATCATTTATCTAAATTTAATCGTTATGAGAAATCTATTACTATTATTTATTGTTTTGCTTTCTTTTGGTAGTTGTGGTAGAACTGAAACCGTATCAGAGGAAAATTATTATGATATTTACAAAGACAACAAGGGAGGTGTACGGGTTGGAAGTTATTTCGGTAGAGAACTTAAAACAGGGGAAATTGTCGAAGAAAGGTTAAATAATTCTCTTATACATATTTGGGAAGCAACAGACAAAGACTTTGATGTAAATAAAAGCGGTACAGATATAATTTCGGGGTATTTGTATGATAGAAAAAGCGAGAAAAGTTATAAACCTGTTATCTCAACCCTCAATAAGGCTAGCTTTTTTGAAACATTAAAAGAGGGGAAATATTTTCTATACATTAACACGGGTAAAAATGATTACGGATTACCTAATTTTGCTTATTCATATACATATTTTACTGTAACTAAAGGTAAAGATACTTCTCTGAAGAAAATATTTATAAATTCTGATTTAAAATATCAGCCTTGGTAAGGGCTACATATATAGTAAAAACCCCAGCTTGTAATATAGCTGGGGTTTTTGTATTTTTGCGAGTATGAGAGGTTTAGCAAATAAGGGTAGAAATACGGAACTTATCCGCTATCGCAACGAGAAGTTGGCGGCACGGTTCTACTATTATTCCTATTTGTTAGGGTTAAAATTCTCTCGTTGCCTAGAAAACTTAATCCCCGAGTTTGACCTTTCGGAAAGCCGTATTTGCGACCTTATTTCGGAACATACCGAATACATCAATCGTCTAGAAATGCAAAAGACAACCATTACGGAACTCAAACAAGCTTACCCATTTATGACTTGGTCGCCTCTTGTTTCCACCCACAAGAGTAACGCAAAGCAACTATCTTTAGACCTTTTCTCAAATTAGGCTCGGAGGCACTTTGAAAAGTAAAGGTTTCAAAATGACCGTCCTCATAGCCTTGTAGTTTACTGTAAATTTTTTCCGACAAATCCAAATAAGCCATTGCTTGCTCTCTCCTGTTCTCTTCGGTAAGCGAGCTGGTATCGCCTGCTTTCACAACAAGAGAGAGCGTAAACTCTGCATTGAATTGCTGTAAAACATCGTGAAAGGTATCTGTGCTATTGACACCTATATTGATAAGCACCGCAGGGTATGCCAAAGGTGGTTTTTCTTCCATTATTTGCCCAAAATTTAAATCAATGTATTTGATTTCGGGAATTTCTTTAAGAAGCTCCAAGAGCTTGTTGTAAAGTCGTTTCATAAGTTAGAATTTATGGATATTATTTATTTCTTTTCTCAATATTTCTTTGATTCGTTCTTGAAACATAGGCGAATCCTCCCATTTGCCTATAAATTGGCGTTTGGGTATTCTCATTTTCATTATTCGTTTATGGGCTTTCACAAAATATTCTTTACCATTTTTAGCACGGCGTTCGTGTTCTCGTACATTTTGGTTTACCTCTCCCTCAAATCCGAAGTTATGGGCTTTGGCATAAGGAAGATTAGAGCCGATAGTAATAGTTGCTTTATCTTTTCCTATTTCTATATCAGGATTGCTCACACTTCGGCTTAAGTCTCCAGAGTCAACTAAAAGTTTTTTGGTATTATTGCTATCTTTTCTTTTGTCCCATTCTTCCTCACTTTTGCCTCTCCATCTTTCGGCTTCAAAGTTCTCTTTAGCGAATAATACAGCCTCATTAGCTAATATGGTAGGTAATGCATCTAATAAATTATGACATCGCTCTTCTATTTTTTTCATTACTTCGTAAGCATTCATTTTAAAAAGGTTTTAAAAGTATTTTAATTTTTTGTATATTTGTACCAATAAGTCGGAGCGGTGCAAACCAATCCGCAGATGAATGCGGGCAAGTAGGTCGCCCTACTTGCCCAAGTTTATTTTTTTAAGGTAGTTGTAAAGAATTGTGCAAATTTTATTTTAAAGTCATTTGATGGAATTAAAACAGATGTTCTGTCAATTCTCCAAACCTTTCCATTAGCAATTAAAATCACAAATTCTAACTTGTCAAATCTCTTAAAACTTTCTTGTAATTCAGAAGCGGCTCGTTTTGTATTTTTCACAGAAACATTATTTATTTCTCCAAAATTCATTACTAAGCAGGCTTTATTAAATCCCCCCAATTGTTCATCATCATAAAGTTTTTTAACGGAGTTTGTTATAAAATTTTGAGGTTTTGTAGCTTGGTCTCTATTGGTAGCATCTCCAGTAATGTCATCAATCCGAAACTCAGGATTTTTCCTACCTTGAAAATGAGCTAAAATATCCACCCTAGCTTTATGGTAGTCCACGATAAGTTTGCCCAAATGTAAATTTGTAGGTAAATCTCTTAGGTCAGCATTAAGGTTTACCCTTAATATACCTCCTGTTTTTTTGCTCGTATATCTAGGAATGAAACTTTGTTCCTCGGACATTACAGTATAGATAAAATCCTTTATTTCTTCATCGTTAAAATCGTTTTGTAGGGCTTTTATATACTTGCTATTTTCAGAAAAAATAGTTCCCGAAATCCCTATATTATTCATAAAATCATTAGGAATATCAGGCACTTTTATTTCATTGTTTGGCGTAGGTTCATCATACCTTGTAGCAACGACATCGGTTCTACAATTAAAGTGATTAGGCGGATAGTGCGTCTTCAACAAAGGGTGTTCCCACGGAACTACAACGCCGTTCAATGGACTGCAAATATCAGAGGTATGTTTGTCCATTACGACAAAAAACTTCGCATACGGATATAAATGTTTTTGTTCTTGAAACTTTACCCATTTAGCTGCCATTCTTGCACCAGCTACGGCAGTCGTATATTCTGTTTTGAGGTATCTTGCAGACCTCCCCAATATTTTTTCTGCTTCGGCTTTAAACTGCGACCAAGTTTTGAAATTACCTTTTTCATCAACAAGCAAATTATTGAGAGCGATAAGGTCTGCCCTATTTTTAGCAGCAGAGAAGTACCAAAGATTATCTTTTATTTTTGGTTAAAGACATAATTTCTTTGCAAAAAACTATCAGTATTCGCCTCCATTGAGATGCCTTCTTCCACACCTTTATATAGGACTTTATAAGTTTCTCTAACACTTCCTTTATGGGCTATTGTGTCTATTTTTTTAGCACGATAAAGGTCTTGCATTGCCTTGATAAACTCCTTTCTAAAATCATCATCAAAACCATTAACAGAGAGCGTTTGCTCTACTTCGCAACAAGTGTTTTGATACTCCATTTCTAATGCTTCCCAGTCCAGCTCCTCGTATAGATAGAAATCTACCGAGGAGCGTGGGCGAAAAAATCCTTTAGCTTTTCAAAAAGGCTTAACTCTTTGGCTTGTACTTTTTTCTTTTTAGGCGTTTTTTCTTTCGGATTTTGGACTTTGTTTTCCTCTTTGGTTTCTTCTGTTTCCTCGCTTTCTTCCACCTCTTCGGTGTTGGGTTCTTGGGCTTCAGCTTGTATCTTCTTACCTCTCGGTAAACCAAATTCTTCATAAAAATAGTCGTCGTCCACGCCGTCGGTTGTAAGATTGTGTACCTTCTCTGCAAGTTCCATTTTTTCCTTTGCCGTCATTTCCCTTTTTCTTCTATAAAGTTGAAAAACCCACCTGCCACGGGATAACCTCGTTTTTCAAGTCTTGGCTTTAACTCTTGGTTTAGAAATCTCCGAACAAAGATTTTATCCGCTCTCTGTAAATCGTGTTCGGTGTCGCCGTGTACTTTGGCTTGGGCTAACGAAGTACCGTCGGTTGTCGTCATTGTTTGCCCTTGGGTACTGATTAGAATTTGTTTGTCCCAATGGTCTAAAAATTCTTTGTGGACGGCTCCGTTGGATTGGCTGGTGTTAATCGTATCAACTTCGGAATTTTTGGACATGGTCATACTTCCTGCGGAGCCTCTTTTTTGGAAGGCTTCCTCCATTTCTCGTTGCCCATTCTCATCATCGGGGTCGTATTTTCCGATGAGTTGAGGAATGCCAAACAGCTCGCAAAACTGGGCGTAATCTGCCCCACCATTTCTCTTAAAAATGGCATACGGAGCGGTGCGTGCAAAAATCCCTAAATCTCTATCGTTCCCAACATTCAAGATAAAATCGTCGTTTTCGTATGGAAAGCCCTCATCGCTGGAGGTGTCTTTTAGTATTTTACGATTGAGCGTGTCTAAATGCCTTCGGTCTATGCTTTCAATTTTGAAGCCGTTGGAAAAATCCAACTCAATTACAGACTTTCCGTAAAATTTAGATAACAAAATTTCTCTCAAAAGGTTTTCAAATTCGGGCGTGTCCATAAAGTCCCACATTTCCTCGACTTCCTTTCCGTCCTTTTGGAAAGTGAGGTTGGCATTGGTAATGGCTCGTAATCGTTTGTCCATCGCCTCATAAAGCACGCCGTCCAGCAATAAGTTATTGTATAATTCAACGAGGCGTTGTCGCTTTCCTCTATACGCCTGTGAAAGTGCAGATGTCCAATTTTGAATGTCAAGCGGACTGTGTCGTTCGGGTTTTACGACTAAGACTTGACTAATTTTTAGCCCGTTATTTTGGTTATTCGTTTTTTTCTTTTTCATTAGTAGTGGTTTTGTCTTGGTTGGTTTGAGTGATAACTGAATGATTTTACTTTGTCTTCGGTTTCTTCCAGTTTTGGGAGATTGGCAGGCATACCTTTATAGACGGCATTCAGCCAATTAACCGCTTGTTCGTAGCGGAATTTTTTATCCGCATAGTCTATGTTTGGGTTGGAAAGTCCGATGATTTCCCAAACAGCAATGTCCTTGATTATCTTCACTAAAAGCGGATTGCGTTCATTTCCTGTTTTAGCGAAAATTTCGCTGACATTATAGTCTTTCATTAGCTTAGTAGTGGCAAACTCAATCGCCATATCAATACACGCCAAGGCGATGGTTTCGTCGTCGTGGATAATCGCTCGGAGTTCTGTCTCGTGGCAATGCGTCTTTAACTCTTCTATTTTTATATACATAGTCTTTGCGTTTAGGGGTTAGTATCGTTTTTTATTGCTCGGCTTTTCGTACACTTTCGGGCGGTGGTCGCCGTCTATGTTTTTATGGTTAATTATCCAAATCGCACCCTCGCAGGCATCGGGAGCGTCGTCGTGAGCTCTACTCTTTGGCGATAGTGCCAAAAATTGAAAATCGGCTTCTTTCATATCCTCACTCCCTTTTAACTCTTCATTAAAAATGAGCTTTCCGTTGCGGTTGAGTGGCTCGAGATTGCTTTCTATTCGGTAGAACTTCTCGGGCTTTTTGCGTTCGTCCGCTTTGAGTGGCAGCGTAATGTTGTAGCGTTTATTCGCCTTTTTTATCTCCCTTTTCAGAGTGTCGTCTATCCAAGGATATTCTATATAGTAATAAACAGACACACCCGAATTTGCCGTTTTTTTATCTGTTTTGTACAAATGCTCCAGCATCTTTGCGGTGGAGGTTTTTTGGCAAAACATATCTATTATATGATATTCGTCTTTGTATTTTCCAACCAAAGCCGTCGCCTTGTAGTCGCCGTTTTTCTTATAGGAAGGGTCGGTATAGGAAACAAGAAATTTATACTTTTTGAGCGGTTGAATTTTGCCATATTTCAGCTCCTTGAATACTTTTCCAAGGTTGATTGGATTGTTAAAATATTCGCCTTGCACCGCTTGGGCAGATATTTTGGATAAGACACGGTCGATATGTTCCTCGCTGTTTTTCGCTGGCCAGGTAGATTTGCCGTTTTCATCTCTAATATTGATAATATCGGCGTGGTCTGCCATTTCTATGGCTTTTTTGATGCAGCAATAGTCAGCAATGATGTTTCCATTAAATAGTACCGTCAAGGGTTCTGAAACGGAACGGGTTGCATACAACGCCTTCTCAAACCACGCCCATTTTTTATCTACGGTATCGGGGTTTCGGCAGTCTTCGTCCGTGTCGAAGTCGTCCACGATAATTGCATCGGGTCTTATTTCCTCATTTCTCGCTCCACGGGGTGCGTTACCCGCCCCAACGGCGATGAACATTGCTCCTTTTTTTATGGTGAATTGGTCTTCTCGCCAGTGTCCGTGGTTCTGCTGCACACCATAATCGTGGATAATTCTGCTATTGTTTTCAAAAGCACTTTTAAAAGGTTTTAAAAGACGAACGGCAGATTCATTGGTCGCTGATGCGATGATGATAAATTTCTTTTTACCAGTCAATGCTAAATAGGTAAACTCCATCATCGCCCTTGCCGACTTGGCAAGTTCCCGCGACCACGCACGCACTTCGTACCACTCCATGTTTTCGGTGATACGCTTGGTACTGGCTTTGTGAAATTCCGCAGGTTCGCATTTGTAATACTTATGGAAATAGTATTTGAACCACTCTTCGGGATTGGCTTCTAAGCGTTTTTTTCGCCTCTCGATGTCGCTGGCGGTTTCGGATAAGTCCACGCTGGCTTTTTGGCGAAGATTGGTATAGTACTGTTGCCAAAATTCTAACGCTTTTCTATCCTCTGGAGTTAATCTTTTGGTCATCAACATAGCCTTAGAGTTTTGATTTTATAAATGTATCGGTGTAATCTGCTAACAACTGGGCATCTTCGAGGTTCTCGGCTCTCACAAAGTCTAGAAATTGGGTTAAGGCATTGATTATTTCGGGCAAAAGTGCCTTAGTCTCTAAATCCTTAATATTTTTAATGAGTTGGTTTCGGATTTGAGCCGTTTTGAAGTCGGCGAAACGAAATCCCTCGTCTTGCTTTTTTATAAAAGCGTTGAGTTCTGCCAGCTCGTCTTGCATTTGCACGAGTTGCTCTTGTCGGGTAAGTAAAATATTTCTTCTCAGCCCTTCCCATTTCTCGGCTTTTATCCATTCGGAGAGCGTATTGACGGACACTCCTACACGCTCGGCGAGGTCTTTTATAGTGATGTTCTTTTCTTGTAGAAACAAGATTTTAGCGTATTCCTTTTTTTGCTCTCTTTCCTTATTAGAGAGCCTCCCTTTCTTTGCCATAGCTATTAGTTTTATGGCAAAATTCCTCCATTAAAGGTAGTTTCTAAAGCTGTTGATTTATGATACCCTAATTTTTAGGGTATGATACCCCGAATTTAACAGTACCATAAAACGCCAGCTTTTCAGAGCCTTTTTCTTACTCCAATTTTGCCCCGAAAACCAAAAGAAATAGGCAGATGAAATTCATACTAAATGACGAACGAGTAACCAATTCCTACGGATTTAGAGTAAAAACCGCTGGGATAAAATTAGACCGATTTTTAAGCAACCCAGTATGTCTAAATAATCATAGCAACAACACAAAAGATGTATTAGGGAATTGGGTAGATACAGAGAAACAAGGGCATTTATTAACTGCTAAACCTCAGTTTGATACGGAAGATGCAGAGGGTAAAGAAGTCGTCAGAAAAGTAGAAAAGGGCATACTAAAAGCCTGTTCTATGGGTATTTCATTTGACCCCGATAATCTCGTAATGGAAGATGGCGTTTTAACAGTTACAGAGTGTGAATTATTAGAAGCCTCTATTTGTGCTGTTCCGTCTAACTCCGCTGCAATCACACTTTATAACAAGCAAGGAGAAATTCTATCTGAAAGACAAATAAAACAAATATGCCTATCGGCACAAAACACTAATTCATTTAAAAATAAACCTATGAACAAATTAAAATCCTATCTGCAATTAGATGCAAATGCAGATGAAACGGCAATCATTGGTGCCGTGAAAGCAATTGAGGCAAAACTCACCGCCTCAGAAAACGAAAAAGCAACCCTCAAAGCTGAAAATGATGCCTTGAAGAAAGCGGAGGACGATAGAAAGAAAGCCATACTTACCGCCGAGGTAGAGCAAGCGGTAAAGGACGGCAGACTGGACGAGGCAGGCAAAGCCCCGATTTTGGAAATGGCTCACGACTCGGCGATGGCTTTACTTAAAGCCTTACCAAAACGAAAATCAGTGTCTGAACAATTAAAAGGCGATGAGGAAAAACTCGCTGCATTCGATAAGATGACTTGGGACGAGCTGGACAAAGGCAATCACTTGGCGACACTCAAAGCCCAATATCCCGACTATTTTGAGGAACGAAAAAGAAAACAGTTCCCTAAAAACTAAAAACAATAACCATTAAAACTCAATATTATGCCATTAGAAAAAGAAATTTGGAAATCAACCATTGAGGAGAAGTTAAAGCAGGATAATAGCTTCCTCAATCATATATCCGATGTTTCGGATAGTAATATTATTAACGGAAAGATAGTACACATACCACAAGCTGGTGCTCCATCTAAGGTAGTTAAAAACAGGACCACTCTCCCAGCAGAAGTGAAGAAAAGAACGGACGGAGAAGTTCTATATAAAATAGACGAATACACTACCGACCCAATTTACATTCCGCATGCGGAGACCGTGGAACTTTCTTACGACAAGAGGCGTTCGGTATTAGACCAAGATGTAGCGAACTTATCGGAAGAAGTGGCTGAGGGTATGCTGACGAATATGGTAGTGTCTCCTGTTGGAGATAATAAAACGCTACCGACAAAAAATATTTTAGAAACCACAGGTACGGCAACCACTGTACTTTTAGAAGGAGCAACGGGTAATCGTAAAAAGTGGACATTATCGGATTTGCAAAGAATGCAAAATCTTATCCGCTTTCAAAAAGCGTGGCAAGAGGGACAAATGTACGCTCTATTACCAGCAAATGCCATTTTGGATTTATTCCCTGCGGATAGCCAACTTACCGCAACCTATATGCAATCTGTAACGGAAGAAGAACGCAGGTTAGGTGTAATGTTTAAGGTACAAGGGTTTAATATTATGCTTCGCTCTTCTGTATTTACAATGACTGCCAGCAAAGAGTTTAAAGCCTTTGGTGCTGTGGTAGATAATACTGATTCTGAAGCTGGAATCTTCTGGAACAAATTTATGGTAGAGAAAGCCTATGGAGATTTAGAGACTTTTGAGAGAGAGAAAGACCCGCAGTATTATGGGGATATTTACTCGTTCCTTGTGAGAATGGGAGGAAGAGCCAAGAGAAAGGATTTTGAAGGCGTTGCGGTACTAAAACAAGCTAACGCATAAAACTAACCAAAACCAATTGCAGGGATTACTCCCTTAGTCCCTGCATTTAAAAACTAATAACCTATGAGAACTATTAAGTATATCGTTTTGCATTGTACGGCAACTTCTCAAACAACCACCATTGAAAGCATTAAACGCTTTTGGAGAGAAAAACTTGGGTGGAAAAATGTCGGGTACCACTACATTATTAAGCCCGACGGGGAAATCGTCCAGCTTGCGGATTTAAACACCATTACTAATGGGGTAAAAGGGCATAACCGATATAGTGTGCATATTGCATACATCGGTGGAGTAGAAAAAGGCAAGGCGGTTGATAACAGAACCGTTCATCAAAAAGCCTCACAAGTAAAACTTTTGAGAGAGCTACAAGCGAAATATCCAACCGCAGAAATTCTCGGACATCGGGATTTATCGCCTGATTTGAATGGCGACGGGATTATCTCCCCTCACGAGTGGACGAAAGAATGCCCCAGTTTTGACACAAGAAAGTGGCTTAAAGAAATCAATTTTTAATTATGAAAACGCACCTACCACAACCTTTTGAACAAGAAGACATAAGGAAAGACCCTAAAGCGGTTGTGATAGGACTTTTAATAGGCTTGCTTCTAATGTTCGGTAGTGTGATAGGTGTATTATTCAATCGGCGAGAAGAGGTAGATGAAAATTGTAAAGACAGGATATTTAAACTATACGACACTATTCTAGTTGAAAGAAATAAACGAATTTACTTCTATGAACGAATGCTTTTCTACCAAAAAGAAAACAAACGACTGCAAAAACAGGACAGCCTAATAAAAAGCAATACAGAACCGCTAATCAACAAAATTTACAAATATGAAAAGTAAAATTTTTATCATCATTTTATCTCTACTCCTTGGTTTTAGTGTGTTTTTACACATTCAAAGAGAACGGGCAATTGGCAAACAAGAGCAACAAATTTCGGAGCTTATAGAGCATTCGTATAAAAATGAAATCATAAACCACTACTACCGAGACAGCATCAAGCACACGGTCTTCAAAGAGAAAGTAGTGGAGACCACGAATGAGAAGCAACTCGCTATCGGCAAAACCTACGCAGATAGCCTAGAGCAAGCACTTAAAATGTCCATCAAAAAGATAGACCAAGTAAGTAAGATAAATGCCGAACTAGTGGCTCGCTTGCAACTGCGTGAGTTTACTCAGCCTAATGGAGACAAGATTTTAAGCCATAATGATAAATACCTCAATCTAAACTATTATCCGCAGACGGATAGCGTGGACTTTAGATATAACATTAGGTTAAACGAAGCTCGCTATAAGGATAAAAAGTGGCTTTTCGGAAAGACAAACCATTACATAGATATATGGTCTGATGACCCTAGGGTACAGATTAACGGGCTGAAAAGCTATCGCATTAGGGGACAGCCCTTACCTCGCTGGGGGCTAGGCGTACACGCAGGATATGGTATATCCCTTAACAACGGAATACTACAAACCACCCCCGTCATAGGGCTAGGTATAAACTATAATTTAATAAACTTTTAAAAAAATAAACATCGTGAGCAATTTAGAGAATACGACAACTGCATTAAGCCTTTTAGAACTAGCAACAGCAGAGGCTAAAAAGATTTTTGAAAACTACCCCGAACTGGAAGAAGTTTACATCACTTCCGATATGCAAGGGTTTAAGGAATTGGAAAAAGCGGAAAACCAAGCCGCTTATCTGAAAAATAAAAAAGTGCATCACTTTAATAGAAAAGATTTCAGTAAGAAAACCTTTGTTTCAGAAGCGGACATACAAACCGCAGACCAAACGGGCGACAAGGGAGAAGATGCTAAATCTGAAAATAACGATAAAGCAACGCAGGATACAGATTTAGATAATACCGAAGACCAAGCGAGCGACAAGGGAGAAGATACTAAATCTGAAAATAGCGATAAAGCAACGCAGGATACTGGTTTAGATAATACCGAAGACACGGTAACTAAAACAGAAGAAGATGAAAGAGCCGAGCTAATGGTAAAATATGAGACCAAGCACGGAAAGAAAGCTCCTCACAATATTGGGCTTAAAAAGTTAAGAGCTTCGGTAGAAGACTAATTTAAAAATCATTTAAAAAACCATTAAAAACTAATAACATGGCAGAAAAAGCATTATACAGTCTTAAAACTATCAAAATTGGGGAGGTCGTAAACGAAACAACAATGCCACAGGACAATGCCCTTACGGCGTTTAAAACTTACAGGGATAGTTTTGAGATGACAGAAGAAGAAGGTTCTTTGTCTGAAGAATTTTGCGACCAAAGCGATGAGCCTATCGTTGTATTTCAAGAAAAAGGAAAGCGAGATATAAAAGTAAGTACCTACGATTATACGGCTGAATTTATCAAATCTGTAAAGGGCGGTACTGTATTATCAGGCGAGTGGAAAGAGGGCGACAATACGCCAATATTTAAGGCTTTACAGATAGAAGCGGACACTGGACATTTAATTAAATGCCCTAAAGTGCAAGTATTTGCAAGGCTTAATATTAAACTTAAGAAAAAAGAGCTGGCTTTATTGGAAATTACCTTTAGACCGCTTGCAAAAATAAGTATAAAAGAGCCTGCATAATGGAGCAACTAACAGAAATAAAAGCAGCTAAACTATTATTAAAAAGGGGCGTGGAGTTAATGCTCCCCGCTCCTTTTTTTCTTAGGCTGTTTGGCAAAAAGCAAATCAAACTAACGCTAAAAACGCCTTGTTTGGAAAGTCAGTTGGCGGTTTCAGAAGCTTTTTTGCAAACAGGGATTTTTCTCAAAGAAGACGAAATTTCTATGCAAAAAGCGTTGGAAATTCTATCCAATCACGGCGTAAGAATTTCCGAAATAATAGCAATGGCTATCCAAAACGAAACGAGAATCAACTGGAGAATTCGCAGATTAGCCAAGCGATTAAGAAAAAACATAAACACAGAGGAAATGTCCTATTTGTTTAGTCTTTTAGTTGCCTTTTCGGGCGTGCATGATTTTACGAATACTATCAGGTTAATACAGGAAACGAGGATAACGAAGCCGATGAACCTGAGTCCGACGGAGAAAACGAGTTAATAAGCGACAGCTTTCATAGCGTTTTTGGGTTTGTCGGCTATTGTTGCCACAAACTACACATGAGTAAAAAAGAAGTCCTGCAAAGCAATTTCGCTGAATTAAACATGATGCTTATGGACGCTCCAAAGGTTCAATATAAGAAAAAAGAACCCAAGAAATTAAAAAACATTAACGAGCTCGCCGAGTGGCTGGGAGCGGAAGAAATAGAAACAGAATAACGATGAGCGATTTAGAACCTATCAAGTTAGATTTTACCGTGAATAATAGTACCGTCTTTGAAGAATTTGCAAAGATGGTCAAGGCTGCACAGGAGCAAACGAAAAGTGTGGATAATGCTCAAGCTAAATTCAAAGAGTACATCAACACGCAATTGTCGGCATCAGGAGCTTTGTCTCAATCTGCCCAATTGACCGATGCTCAAACGAAAGCCCTCCAACGCCACGCTGAAACGATAGACTATTTGAAAGGTCAAGTCGCTAATACTTTTGACCCTACGCAACTCGGTGTTTATAATTATCAATTGCAACAAGCCCAGCAGGCTATCAATTCTATATTAGAATCGGCAAATAATAAAGCTACATTGATTGATACTGCCGAAATGGAAAAAGCCAACCAAAAGCTACAAGAGGCTGAGCGATTATTAGACCAAATTTCGGATAAAACATTCACACCCTCGTTTGCTTCTCCCGAAGAGTTGGAAGTTCTAAGCAAGGAAATTAACACCGCTAACGACGAAATGGAACAGCTCGGCGTTGTGATAGATTTTATCTCGGCGAAAATGGGAACCATGGGCAGCGGTTCTCAGGCGTTCAAAGATTTAGAGAAAGACATTGCAACAGCAAACCAAATGCTGGGTAGATTGCCTCAATCGTACACAACTGCGGGCAATAGCATTGACCAAATGACCGATGCTCTAAAGGAGTTTCAAAATCAATTAAAATCTGAAACTGACCCCGAAAAAATAAAAATTCTCAATCAAAATATAGAGAGTTTAGAAAGCAGTATTAAAAAACTAAAAATGCAGGAAAAGAGGGGTTTGATGATTTCGGGAACAAGTTGGAAGAAAACAAAGAAAAGGCGGTCAGTCTCCAAACGGAACTGGAGAATTTAGTGCAATCTATGGCACGCCTCCGTATGGCAGGACAGCAAAACTCACAGGAATATGCAGAGTTGAGAGATAGAGCCACGGAAGTACGCTCAGCAATACAAAGCACAAACCAAGAAATCAACGCCTCTGCATCTTCAACAAGTGGTTTAGACACCTTGATAAGAGCAACATCTGCTGTAGCTTCGGGGTATTCTTTAGCTCAAAGTACAGCTGCCTTATTTGGTGCAGAAAACGAAGAAGTAGAGCAAAGTATTATGAAAATTACCGCTGTAATGTCTGCCCTTCAGTCATTACAGCAGATACAAGCAGAACTAAAAAAGTCTGATAGTCTTGCTACTATGGCACAGACGAAAGCCCAAGGTTTATACACAGCAGTAGTTGGGAGCAGTACAGGTGCTTTGAAAATTTTTCGTATAGCTTTAGCAAGTACAGGTATAGGTTTAATAATCGTCCTCCTAGCTTCGCTGGTTGCAAACTGGGATAAAGTAACGGCGAGTATTAAAAAATCTTTTCCAGCACTTAAAGGTTTTGGCGATAAAGTAGACGAAGTGAAAGCCCATGTTATGGGATTTTTGAATGCTTATTTATCTCTATATGAAACGGTCTGGAACACCTTAAAAAAGTTGTTCAAATTAGATATTAAAGGAGCAGTAAACGAAGCTTTGAATGTGTTTAATAATGCGAAAAATGCTTATAATAATGCCAAACAGGATAGTTTGAGTGCATCGGAGCAAGAGAAGAAAGATGCTCACCTTAAAAAAAGTTTGGAAATCTACGACAGGGAAACCGAAAGACTAGAACACTTAACAGGTAAAAAACAGTATGACAGAAGAGAAAAATCTATCAAAGCCCAACTAAGACTTGTTGATAAAGGTTCTAAGGAAGAGGCAGAACTTATCCATAAAAAAAATCTATTGCTGGCAGATAAGGAAAAAGAACGAAACGACGAGGCTAAAAAACAAGCGGACAAAAGACAGAAAGAGGCAGAAAAAGCAGCTAAAAAAGCCGAGCAATTGGCAAGACAAGAAGCCGAAGCGAGAAAATCGGCGTTAAATAGTATTGCCCAAGCTGAACGGGAATATCAAAAGTCCCGTATGATAGCTACGGATAAAGAAATCGCCGATATACAAGATAAATACGCCAAACTTCGAGCCGAAGCCCAAAAAGCAAAACTTGGGGCAATGGATATGATGCGTATTGATAACCTAGAAAAAGCAGAAACCAAAAGCGTAACCGAGAAACATGCCAATGAGCAATTTTTCAAAGAACTAGAAGAGCAAAAAGAATTGTTCGCAGCTTATGAGGTATTTAAAACCAAAGTAGGCAAAGAAGAGGCAGACAAACGCTATCAAAATGAATTGTTGGCATTTGAAAATTACGGTGCTTTGCTAGATGCGGAAATAGAAAAAATAAAGGCGTTGGGCGATGCTCTTACTCCTGAGCAATTGCAGAAACTAGAAAAACTACAAGGCGAAAAGCAGTCCTACGACAAAGACAAAAACAAAGAAGCGGAGCAAAAGTACGCAGAGGCTTACAATTCCCTATTGTCGTTTGATGATAAACGCCGAGCGATAGATAAGAAATATCAACAAGATAAGGTTCTATTGACCCAAATTACAGATGAGAAAGTAAGACAGGCTAAGTTAGCAGAGTTGGAGTATCAGAAAAAGGCGACATTAGATGCTGTGAATACAGAGGCGTACGATAGAGAAACTATCATGCAACGCCTCTCTGAAAATCTGATGGGCATTACTAGAAGAGAGCTAAATAGTAGAATAGCCTCGCTAGAGGAATATTTGGAGAAAGCAGGAGACCATTTAGATTCTACCCAAAAAGAGTTTGTGCAAAACGAACTTAAAAAAGCAAAAGCGGTAAGAGCGACCACCGATGTCGGCGTAGAGGAAAAAGTATTGTTGCAAGAAAAAGAAGCGATACTCAAACGCATTACTGATTTACAATCTAAGGGCATTACCAATGTATCCGATGAGCTGAAACAACTCGAAGAGGTCAATATGAAATTAAAGGATATTCTCGCTAAGAAATTTGCGAAAGTATCCGAGGTTGCAGGGCAGTTAGGTGGAGCTTTTTCAGAGCTAGGTGGAGCATTGAAAGAATATGATGAGGGACTTGGCGACACGGTAGAAAGTATGGGAGAACTCCTTAATGTAGCGAGTGATGTTGCGGGAGCATTGGCGGACTTTGCTTCGGGACCCCAAGGGATTGTTAGTGGTATTATGAAAACCATCAAAGCTATTACCTCTATTTTTTCTATTGGTGCAAAAGCACGAGAGAGTGAAAGAAAAGCCCAAGAGCAAATTAAAAAATATCATGATGAGATTTTTCAGTCGCAACTCAACTACAATGCAGAATTACGGAAGCGAGTAGCAGAAGAAGTCAAACTCAACGACCTTTATAAATCCCGAGTTACGAATATCCGAGAGGAAATGGAAGCTCATCGCAAAAATGCAGCGAGTATAAAAAAAGACCAAGAAGCGGTTTTTAAAAGACTTTTGAATGCCAGAACGGTTACAGGTATGCACACGGAAAAATACGGCGGTTTTCTAGGTATTGGCAGAAAAACTAGAGCCGTAGAAGAAACTAGCAGTGTTGCAAAACTACTAGGGATAGGGAAATGGGTAGAAAAAGAAATTGCCAAAATAGCAGGTTGGTCTTTAAAAATAAGAGTATTTGAACCTGGAGAAGTAGAATTAACAGATGAAATATTTGATAAGCTAGAAAAACTCAATGCCGAAAAACCGCTCACAGGTGATGCTAAAACAGCCTACGAGCAATTAAAAAAATTGCGAGATGAGTACGGTTCAATTGAGGTAGCCGATAGAGAACTAAAAAAACAACTCCGAGAAGCTATAACAGGTACTACTGCAGACAGCCTAGCCGATAGTATCAAACAGGGCATAGCTTCGGGAAAAAAGTCTTTTGCAGATTTTGCGGACGATATTGAGGGCTTTTTACGAAATGCCGTATTGGCAGGTTTAGAAACCGATGTGTTTAGAAAGAAAACACAGGAGCTACACGAAGTAATGGAAGAAATGTTACAAGATGGCGTAATTACATCGGAAGAAAGAGAGCGATTTAATCAGCTTTATATGGCAATGGTTGAAGAGCAAAGGCAAAAAGTAGAAATACTTAACCAAGCAGGTATTGGTGTTATTAAAGACCAAGAGCGTCTAAATTCTTTACAAGGAGCCATAAAAGGGGCTTCACAGGAAAGTATAGATATTCTTTCGGGGCATTTCGCAGGCGTAAGGCTTCATGTGATAGAAATAGTTAAAATGATGAAGTCCAACGGTACGAGCGGTTTGGAAAAGCTATCAAAGTTGATAGAAATACAAATGAATATTGAAAGAAACACCCGAAAAACAGCGGAAAATACGGAGAAGCTGCACGATATAGATGAGGGTATTTCTAAGGTAGAAAAAGCAATCAAAGGCAACGGCAACGATGCTAAAGGTTTAGGGTTTTAAAATAGTTTTATATGAAATTTAAAGATGAATTAAACAGGATATTATTAAGCAATTATGGAGTTGTAATTCAAACGGGTACTGAGGAATTGCTGGCTTTTCCTGAAAGAAAAGATGTTTACGAAAACGATTGGGCAGAGGAAAATGGTGGAGATTATATTTTAGATAGTCCAAGGTTCAAGGATAAAGAAGTAACCCTAAAAATGGGGATATTAGCCGATAATGACGAGAATTTTTGGCAAAAATACAATGCTTTCTTTAACGAGGTTACTAAAGCTGGATTTCAAACTTTGTATATTTCTGACCATTCTAAGTCTTATGCTGTTTTCTATAAAAAGACAACCAATTTTAAAAAGTTTTTAAAACGCCTTCGGAATGTACAAAAAGTGTTTGTGAAATTTGATTTAGTGCTGAAAGTCGCTTTTAGTTATGAAGCTCATTTTAATGATGAATATACTAAAATGGACGATGTTTATGTACATCGTAATTACCATAAAGAAGATTCGGATAATAAAAATAAAGTGATAGCCGCCTCAAAACGCATATCAGTAAAAGAAAGTGTTTATCTAATAGAAAAATCGCCGATACTGCTAAGAAATGGAATTTTTCAATCAAGTATAGACGGCTATATTGGCGGTAAAAGGGCTGTTTTTGTTTGTCTTAATGCTTTAACAGATAATGCGATACGCAGACATTTAGACAAAGCAAGAAGAAAAAGAGTGGATATTTTGGTGTTTATATTTTCAAATAATGACGAGGGAATTTGGCGACAAAAAGTGAGCGAAGCAATAAACCGCTGTTTGCCTTATTTTACGCCGAAAGTGCGGATAATAATGTGTGCTGACGATTGGATAAAGGACTATTAAATAAGAACATAAAAAAAGCCATCAACGCTATGCGATGAGGCGTTGCAAATATAGTGAAAAATTATGAAATACAATATACTAAGAAATAATAATGTCATAACAATGGTAAGAGCCACAGGGTCTTTAACCGAAAAACTATTCGGCGAAGAAACCTTAACTCTTGATTTTACTTTGCCTCATTTCGTTCTTTTCCGCATAGGCGATGCGGTGAAGGTTTATGACAAAACTTACTATATATCGCAAGAACCTGTGGTTGATAAAAAAAGCTCACGGGAGTATGTTTACAACTTAGTTTTCAATGGCGAAAAATACCGCCTCGCTGAAGCTCAATATTTTTTCTATGATGAAAACAACAACCTCACAATGCCTGATTTTTCTATTACGGGTACTGCACAAAAAATGGTAGAGCTTTTAGTGGCTAATGCCAATAGAACACAAACAGGCTGGAGCGTTGGGAATATAGATAGTACGGAAACTAAAACAATAGATTTCAGCGATTATAATTGCCTCGCAGCTCTTACCCGTATAGCGAAAGATTTTGGTTTGGAGTTTTGGGTAGATGAGGACAAATCTATTCATTTAGAGGAAAGAAAAAAGGTGTCTGGTTACACTTTGGAATATGGCAAAAGCAAAGGACTGAAAGGTATTACCCGAAATCCTTACACAGAGAGTAGCTTAGTTACTCGTCTGTATGCAAGAGGTTCTTCCCGAAATATCCCGAAGAACTATCGTAATGGGCAAAAGTTCCTGCGTATGCCAGTGCCTTTTTTGGAAAAAAACACCGATAAATATGGGATTGTAGAACATACACAACCTTTTGAGGATATTTACCCAAAGCGTGTGGGCACAGTTACACAAGTGTATGCGGATAATCCTTTAAAATTTACTGATAGTACTTTAGATTTTGATTTAAACGAATATAATGAATACGGGAATACTATAATACAAAAGGGTATATCGGCAAAAATTATTTTCCAAACAGGCGATTTAGCAGGGTACACTTTGGAAGTTAAAGAGTACGGTTTTGATAGTGTAACCAAAACATTCACACTACTAAAAAACCAAGAGGAAAAGTCTTTTGATATTCCAAGCGATACTTTCCGTCCGCAAGTGGGCGATAAGTACATTATCATTGACATTGCTATGCCTAAATCGTATGTAGATAATGCCGAGCAAGAGCTCCAAGCTGCTGCACAAGACTATTTGGATAAAAATAGTAAACAGCGATTTATCTATGCCGTAGAACCTGACCCTATTTATCTGAAAAATATCAATTTCAATTTGAAGCTGGGGCATACCATACGGTTTAAAGATTCAGATTTTGGATTAGATGATGATATTAGAGCAATCAGCATTACCCGAGATATTAACAATCCATACGATATTAGTTTTGAAATAGCAGAACAAGCGACTATTACGCAGATTGTCCGCAACTACATCGAAAAAGAGAAAGCCCAAACGGCAATCAAAAAACAACAGAAATACAATGCTGAAATGGCTCGCCGTTCTTTTTTGTTTGCCGAAGAAATTAAAAATAATGTATTTGATAACGAGGGGTATTTTGATACGCAAAAAATTAAACCCCTAAGCATAGAAACGGGTATGCTTTCGGTGGGTTCTCGTATGCAACAGTTTTCGCTTCCAAATATTGCTCTAAGTATTACGAGCGACAATAAACGCCTACACAACACAGCGGGGCAAATGGTGCATCTAACAATAGACCCAAATGCCCCGAGGACTTGGAATTTAGCGGAAAATACGACGGTTCAGTTTAGCGACAATTTCAATTTTATTTATATCAAGGCGGACAAAATCGGTTCTAATGCAACCATAGTCGTAACCGAACAAAAAATCCTATTTGATAGCGACCCTATATTTTATTTTTTCTTGGCTGGCAATGTATCGTCAATTATTAACGGCGTTAGGCGTATCAAAACCAGTTACGGCTACACGCAAATTACACCTAGCGAAATAACCACGGGACGAATAGCCAGCCCAAACGGTAGTAACTATATAGACCTAAAACAAGACGGTATAGAAATAAATGCGAAAGTTACTTTTGCGAGTAATAGCCCTGCGATACAACAAGCGGTAGATGCGGTGAGTGTAGGAGGCAGAAATTTAGTGAGAGAATCCAATATTTTTCTAAATGGCATATCGGCGGACGGAATAAGCAGTAATATAACTTCAGAAGGATACTTGAGGGTTATTAGCTCAATTTCAAATAACAATTGGCATACAAGATGGTATTCAAGAACAGATGAAATAGAGGAGCAAATGACAGAAGGCGAAGCCTTCACTATTACCTTTTGGGTGAAAAGGTTGAGTGGCTATGGCAAGCCTACTATTTACCTGAAAGATGGAATGGGTTACTTTCATCTAAATGGCGAATTAAACAACTCCGAATTCAAGCCTCTAAGCTATACAGGAACTTGGAAAAAAGCCAAATCATTACACCCTCATTTAGGTTGGGCACCTGCAAATGGAGAATTTATCATTAAATGTTGGAAAATTGAAAAAGGTAACAAAGCAACAGATTGGACACCCGCTCCCGAAGATGTACAGGCAGAAATTAACGCTGTAAAAGCGAAAGCCGACCAATTGGATAACCTTGGTACAATGGCGTGGCAGAACTCTGTGGAAAAAGCGATGTTGGGTGACACGATTATACAAGGCGGTTACATTAAAACAGAGCTATTAAACGCTTCGGCAATAGTGAGTAATGGCGGAGGGGCAACAACCTCACAATTGAATAGTGCTATCAGTTCAATAGTAGTTGGTGGTAGAAACTATATTAAAAACGCCTCGAAAGGATACGGAATGTTCAACAACAACGGAAGAACATTGGACTTAACACAGGGAGAGGAAAATGGAGTGAGATGGATTTCTGGAACAAGTGTGAATAATGGTAATTTCTCAATTTCTACCTATTTTCATTTACTCAATAATCTAAGTGTATTTACAGAAAATCTTACAGGTCAGGAGACTATCCAATCAATGGAAGTAAAGCCCACTCACGATATGTATATAGGTCTTTGGGAGAATAATAGAAAATTTTGTCCTGCGAATGTTTGGACGAAGATAGAAAATTCTCCATATAACAACACTCGTTTTATGGGTATATATGCGATATGGAACAATGACGGAAGTGTACCGTCAACTGCAAAAATTTACCACAGAAATTGGAAGTTAGAGAAAGGTAACAAAGCAACCGATTGGACACCCGCCCCCGAAGACTTGGACGCACTATTTGCCAACCTTCAACAAGGAATAGCTAATATGCAAATCTCTTTGGCTGATGTGAAGACCAAGACCGACAACTTCACTTCTATTCAAGGCGGGTTGATGATGGCAAACTTAATATCAGTCGGAAGTAACCAAGCCAATCAAAATGCTTTTATTAGTGGTATTACCGACGAAGGGGCAATGAGTGTGAGGTTTGGAGCAGGAGCTAACTATGCCAATAAACATAACGCCCCGTTTAGAGTGCTGGATAATGGGAAAGTTTATGGCTCTGATATGGAAATTACGGGTGGTAAAATAGCAAGGTTCAATATTAGCGGAAATACACTTTCGGGGCAAGGAATAGCAGACCCAAACGACTATTTAGAAATAAAGTCATCTGGAAGCATACTTTCATATAAAAAAAAGTCTTTCATCTGGGAGAGAAAGCTATGCTCTCATCAATAATGATGATAGTATTTTAAACGGAAATAAAAACAATATACTTCGGCTCTGGGGGCGTGATGTGAACAATTATACGCCCTACAACGCCCTATCTATAAGGGCTGACGGACAGTATGCTACTGCCTTAAATATAGAATCGGGAGATATTCGTGTGGGTGGAGAGGTAGGATATACAGGTTCGGTCTTTTTAGGAAATAGACTAGTCTATATAAAAAATGGAATAATCATAAGAGTATAATTTTAAAAAACAATAAAACTATGAAAACAAAAAAATTACAAAAAGTAAATGAGAGCGTGGCTACCACCCTAATGGAGACTATTGGGGAAAAGCAAATTTACTACCAATATGGAACGGATTACAACAACAAAATTCCTCAATCTGTAAATTTCACTACCCAATTACAAGATGGGAAGACCTTATCGGGAACCTACTCTAAAGGTGGTGGGTTATCATTAAATGGGACAGGCGTAAATAGTGTGGACGATTTACAAATAGTCAATAGTGCCTTAGATACAATCTTAGAAATAATAAACGGCTTTGAAGTTGAAAAAAAAGAGGTGGAAGATGATAATAATAAGTAAATATTTAGTACCGAGAGGTTACGCTGCAATGGCAGTGTTTCCATTCCTCTTTCTAAAGAGGAAAGAGTATCAAAACGATTTAGAGTATTTGAAAAACCGAAAATGCTATGCTTTTTTAAAGTTATTTTAAAAAGGTTTTAAAACGCCGAGGGAGGATAGGCGATAAAAATGTCCTCCAACAAATTAAAAAACTTCCTACGGTAATTTAATTTAGCACAAAGCCCACAGTTGGAGGACTAAAAAAGTCTTCTGATTGTGGGTTTTGTGTTTATTACCGTAGGAGCTACAAAAGTAATCAAAAAAATAAAACTATGGAAATAAGAATCAAAACCAAATCGCTAGGAAACTTAGTAATAAAGCCTATAAGTAAGGCTAAAGCTAAAGAGTTAATCATTGAACACCACTACTCCCACAAATGGAATAATGCGGGTTTTGGGCTTTATAACTTTGGTATATTCCAAGAGGGAAAGGAGTTAGAGATACAGTGTTTAGGCGTTGCTGTTTATGGTTATGTGAAAAACCAAAATGCTAAGATGTTTACACATCCAAATCCCAATGCTTTAATGCTTGAATTAAATAGAATGTGGATAGATGATGTACTTGGAAAGAATGCGGAGAGTTTGCTAATAGCCCATTCGCTGAAAGCTATTAGGAAACTCAATAAAAATGTTGTGGCGATACAATCTTTTGCAGATGGACGATTGGGCTGTGGGACGATATATAAAGCCTCAAACTTCAAGTATTATGGAAAACATCAGACCATTTTTCTAAGAAATAAACGAACGGGATATATTACCCACCAGCAGAACCTTACAGACACTACCTGTCGTTCTATTTATGTTCGAGAGAATATCGCGTATCTATTAAACGATTTTGAGCATTTCAAAGTTGATACCTACCGATATATTTATCCTTTTTGTAAGCATTTTAAATTTAAAAAGCCCCAGAAAGAATATCCGCCTTACAACAAAGGCGAGTATCCAATTGAATGGATAAGAGACAAAGAAAAAATAAAGAAAAATCTAATCAAAATCATAGAGGAAATTTAAACACCGTTCAAACAGGACTTAAAATAAAGATAAAAAATAAGGCTCTAATGTAATCATCAGAGCCTTATTTTTTTTGGATATTTTGTTTTAGAAAATCAGCTTTTTCGTTTTGCTGA